ATATTGAAGAGAAATGAGAGGAAAAGCTAATCCAATATTTTGACAAAACCAAAAAAGTAAAGGAATAGTTAGTGTGTATTGTGGTTTAGCATTTCTATCATATGTTTTCATACCAACCACATCTCCTATCATTTTCTGATAACACAATTGTTGTCCATCTGATGATGTAAGTTCGTGCCAAATTTCAAACCAATCTCCATAATGTCTATCCATACGCTCACCACCTATCATAACATCAATTTTATCAATCAAAGCATGTCCTAATCGTTCCACCCATGCAAATTTAGCATATGGTGAATATATATCAATATAATTTTTTTGCACATTAACTGATTGAGTATAATAATAGTCATGTACCATTTGAGAATATCTGATACCACTTGTTAGTGCATCAAAAACAATTTGTGTAGTATAAGTTGGAGTAGTTTGATTATAATAGAAAAAAAGTATATCAATAAGATTTGAGTTTGATGAGCAGAGTATACCATATGTGGTTGAGTAGGAATCATTAGGTATCGGATTCTGTTGTATAAAAGTAGTCAAATCATTATTTAAAATAGTATTATATTGAGTGTATGAGATTGGTGGTGATGATAAATTGAGAGATGGTATACATATACTTAGAAGATTTGAAACATATGTGATTGCAGAAATATTTTGTGCATAATATTGTTTGGCTGCTTTATAGATAATTATATTATAATTTGTTATAAATCCTATAATTTTATTATACTCTGAGTATTCTACACTTGTTTGCCATGCTGTGGCTGATTTACTGAGTGCTGTCGAATTACTAATATTATTAATTAAAAAAACTGGTTCAGATGATGAACCAACAACTGGTTCTATATATGATTGTGGAATCTCTGATATAGTGTTTACCTTTTTTATCAAAACTTCTGGAATATTTATTGATAAATATGTATTGCTAATAAGGTCTCCATTTTTTGGCACATTAATTGTAATTTCTTTACCAAATTCAAATTCGCCTCCATCAATATATATGGATTCTTTTGAAAAATTTGTATAACGACGATACATTATTTTAAAAAATGTTATTTGAGGGGCTCCTGTCAGATACAAGTCATCAGCTCCATATGAGACAATATTTATTAATCCACCAGTCATATTTAGATTATATTTATATAATTTTATATATCAATATAACGAAATCAATATGAAGAATCTAGTATATTTTGAGTATCTTTATTATATGTGGTTATTATCTCTTGATTAGTATTTGTTTCAGATGCATAGACTGGTTTTTTTGCAACGATGATTATTAAACATATTAGTATTATAATTATTAGAATTATTAGAGGTATTAGTATAAAATATTTGTATTTGGAATCAATACTTTTATCAATTAATTGATAGATAATCCAATAAATCATTATATTGATAATAGTAACTATAAATATGTATGTTTTATCTGCTGACCCACAAAGAGTTTTATAAACATATGATTGTGGAAAAAATAATTGAGTAGGTGAATAAGAATAGCTATAACAATTTGTTTGCATTATATTATTATTAGATATTATTTTATACAAAAACTAATGCTGCCAATCCAGATACGATGCGAAGTACATTATAACAGACCGCATAAGTTCTTAAACTAGCTGTTAGGGTAGGTGAAATGATTGGAGATAAATTAATTTGAAGTTGAAGATTTGAAAGTTGTGAGATATTGCTTGCTCCGGTTGGTTGCAATAATAGTGGATGTAGAGCAAATGAATACATATGAGTTCCAGATGTAGTGGTATAATCAGTTGTTTGATATTGTTGTGTTTGTGTAAAATAATCTGATTTTCTTACAGATATTCTAGGATTACCATTGAATAGAATAGTTTCTGATAATATGAGTGGATTACCAATTGGTTGACCTAAATTTACATCAGATAATTCAGATAAGCTGACTCGATGTTGATATGAATTTGTATAATTATACAAGTCTCCACTATTACGCAAATAATCAAGTTGTGCAATCCATACTAATAACTTACAAGGATGAGAAACTGACAAAGTAGCTATTTCGGTTGTTCCACCAATACTTGATATGGGTGTATAAAATAATTGTTCAATAATATATTCATGTTTGGATTGAGAAATCTTTACTCGTTCTTCAATATCTAGAAAATAATAATCAACTAACAAAAAACAGTCAGATAATGATAGATTTTTAATAACTGGTTTGGGAAGACTCACGCTATTGGATGTAGTTGGATAACAAACAAAACCAGATGTTTTTCCAACAATCGCATAATCTGAAACGATGGATTGTCCGGTAGTTGGAATACCATTTAACTTTCCATCTGTTATTTTTCGATAATATAATGTGTTTTGAACTGGATCATAATTTATAAATATACCCGCACATACATTACCACTTACAATTTGTTCTAAATATTCATTTGGTTGAAAACCTAACATTGCATTAGTAGTACCATCATATTTAATAGAGTGAGTGGGAGTGAGCATATAACAATTTTCTACATCATCAAATTCTACATTTATTTTAATATCTGAGTATGAGAGACATACTATTGGAACTGCTAATCCGGGAGAACGACAAAACCAAAAATAAAAAGGTATAAATAACTGATACTCATTTTTTTGTGTAGTAAAGTTTGTCAAAATATCTGTATCTCCTATCATTTGATTGTATGATTTACTGTGATTTCCATCAATCATACCAGTCAGTTCAGACCATACGGATAACCATTCACCATAATGTCTATCTATTAGATTTCCATTAATTTCAACTTCTATTTTTTTTAGCATTGCATGTCCGACTCTCTTCACCCATGCAAATTTATTTGTATATGTGGATGTGGGGGATGGGATGTTTATTTTTGGCAAGGTTACAACCAGCATAATATTACCAACCAAATCACTATTTTTTGCAATAGTGCAAGTTGAAGTTTTGCCAAAATTTGGAGGTTTATCAAAATATTGCGGAATTGGTTCAATTGTAAAATTAGTATATCTTCTATAGACTACTTTGAAAAATGTTATTTGTGGATCTCTTGTGAGAAATATATCAGCATAACCATATGCTACTAGTTGAATTAATCCACCAGTCATTATCATATGATAAGAAATTTATATATACAGAATAACGCATATATAAATTTTTACTAAAAATCATATTATATGATAAATTTAGGGCATTCTAATCGGTCCCATACCAGAAGGACTACCAAGCAATTCTTCAAATGATTGCAGTACTTTGTTTGATATTTTTTGTTGTTGTGTTTGATTGTCTGATACAGACTGTTGTAGGTCAACAGTATTTTTAGCCAACCAGTCAATACTATGTTGTTTGGTTAAAATATTCTTCAAACTAATATTTCTTGAAGAATTACTAGGAATACATCCTGTATTTTTAAAATACTCAGCAAGTGTGTTAAATTTCTGTAACAAGTTCATATATTCAACAAATTTATTTTCTAGTCTTTCAATTTTGATTAATCCATCCATAACTCGTGTTTTGTCATCTTGGCTCATATTAAGATTATTTGATGCAAGATTTTGCAATGTTTCATCAAACAACGATTTAAGCATCATAGAAGTTGATGGTGGGGCTCCACCAATTTGTGAAAAATATGAAGTTCCAGCTGGAAGTATAGCTTCTGATAAATCATTTGATATAATAGAAATATTAGTAGTACTCGGGATACCACTCATTTTGTTACTAACATTAAACAGAAATCCTTTTTGAAATGAACCTTGTTTAAAAATATCTTGATACCATTTTAAGCCATTAGATTTATTTGGAAGAGAACTAACAGTATTAGATGATGCATTTTTGTTTAAGATTTTAGGATTATTATTAATATAAGCAACCACACCTTTCAGATAATCCAATAATTTAGTATTTTGTTCAATAACTTTTCTAACATCGCTATCAATCTGTTTTGCAAGAACTTCTTGTTCCCAATTATCATAGTCTTCAATACTAACAATCCCATTGTTATCCGGAACAGTTTGTCTAAATCCGAATCGTTTAAGAATAACCATTGCAATATAAGGGTCTACTTTAGATAATTCATCTTGAGCTACATCAAACATGTCTTTATCATCAAGTGAATCCATAACACCTTTTAATCCTCTCATATCACCACTCAATACATCTCGAATATATCTCGCACAACCATCATCATCTCCATTTGCTTTAAGTCTAGCTCCTAAACAATTACTATTATTATTTTGAATTCCAGATGAATATACTGGTTGTCCATTTTCCATACGATATAAAGTACCTGCTGAATCACGTTGCCATACCTCACCAGTCACCATATTTACAGCCAAATCATCAAAAGACAAAGAGGAAGATGGTGAGGATGAGATACTATCGCTATCTTTAAAATAGTTTACAAAAAATTTCTGGTTATCAAGTGGTAATCCTACTGAAGAGCTTCTGAAGTTAGTTAATGTCAAACCAAGTTTGCTTGCAGAACCAGTAGTTTCACCAGTAGCTAAACGATAAAGGTTACGGAGGGTATGTGCATCTATATCAGCATTTGGTATGCGTTTAATATTACCTAATTGATTAGTATACATAATATCTCCAACCAATGATTTTGACAAAAATGGAATCTTATTTTCAAAGATTGTTGTATATCCACCCATCACATTAGTTTTACGTAAATTAAAACGATAGTTATTATAATTGGATGCATCAATATTATGATAATCAGATTCATCAACACGTTCCCACTTGTTATTTGCTGCATTATATTTCAATACATCAATTGTTTCTCTGTAGACATTTTTTACAAAAGGTTTAAGATTTGCCCACCTGTGAGGTGCATATACATCAGCAAAAAGTTTTTGGATGTCGGATCTTAGTGTAGTTGTACTTCCCAAAAAAGTGCTTGTTACTGTTCTAGGTGTTGCATGGTCTGATACATTTTTAGTAATCTTATCCACCAGATACTGATTAAATTTTTTGACACCATCAGCATCCGATGCAATCTCTATAGCAAGTTTTTTTAATGGTTCGTAGTCTACGGAAGGGTTAACACCAATATCTTCTGCAATTTTTTTAGCTGCATTAAATAGCTGTTGTCCATATTTATAATGTGTGTACAAGAACTCTGCATACTCTACATATGCTTCTTTGATATTACTAACAACGTTTGTTGAAGTAAATGTTGTACCACCATTTTGTGTGTCAAACTCTCTAATAAGTTTAATTGCATTTGATTTAGATTTGCTATCAAATAATATTTCTGAGCAGAGGTTGAATAAATAATTATTATTAGTTTTAACAGTATCACAGTCACCAAAAAAGAATGACATAAAATTTCCAAAATTAGGGGTTAACCACATAAGATTTCCACTGCTGATTACACGTACGTATTTAGAAAAAGTAAAATTTGCTAAATTAGAACTATATGCAACATTTAAATTTTCTGGACTCGCGACTCTACTATTTATCATAATACCCACCGTCAATGCAACCAATGTTTTGGTAATGACTTGATGAATCGTATCATCCTCTGATATACCCACCATATTTATCAATTTTTCAGATAGAACATTTTTTGATCCTATATTTTTATTTAGAAATTCAGTATTCATATATGGTGCATATTGTGCTCCAACCAAACCAGTAATCCTGACAGCATCTGATTTCTTGGTACTGAGCAATCGTACAACAGTATCATTGAGAGCTTGACGAACTTGTTGCACCAATCCTTCAGAACCTTTCTGTTTATCAACTTGTGCATGAAATTTACCAATCTCAATCAACATATCAGTAAAGTGTGGCGATACATCCATATCTGCACCCTTACTGGCAGCATCTTTATAATTTCGATTCAACATCAATTGATATAAAGGATATTTTTTAATTTGGTCAGGATCCGTTTCAGTATTCACTGGTTGAGTTGGATTACCATTACCATACAATCCTGAAAAAAAATCATCACTGTCTTTTAACGAATTACTCAGTAATACTAATTGTTTTGCAACATCAAACTTTGAGGTCATTGTAAAATATATATTATGTTTATAGAAAAAAAATAATTCATAAAATACTAAATCTATATTTTTACGCAATTTATATTTACATTTTTATATCCTGCTATATTATTTTTTTCGTAATTTATACTATAATGAAAATATTTGATAGATTTCAAAATATCAATTTAATTCAACTGGTGGTAATTATGTTGTGTGTTATAATTATTGGATTAATAGTATCCAACACACTTGTAATCAATTCATCCAACCAATCAGGTATTTTGGTAGCAATGGTGCCTAAATCTTGCACCCCTCAAGCCAAGCAAGTTCAAATCAATCCTATTCAACAAGTTCAAGCAAAACCAGAAATCACACAAGCACCGCAACCAGAACCACTCACCAACACCTCTGCCAACAAATTAGTATTATATTATACGGAGTGGTGTGGATACTCTCAACAGTTTTTACCTGTATGGAACGCACTAAAAAAAATGATAGCCAACAAATCATCTAATCTGATACTTACCCAAGAATATGATTGTGATAAATTCACCAACATATGCGAACAAAATAATATCGGAGGATTTCCTACACTCATCTTACATAAATCTGATGGAACCAAAATTAAGTATACGGATGCAAGAGATGCAGATACTATAATGAGTTTTTTGGTTCAAAATAATGCTATCTAAATTAATATATTAGCTCAAATAATACTATTTGTGAAATTTATCATATAATTTTTGCCCCAAATCTTTTAAACTTTTTTTTTCTTCTATGTGTTCAAACATATAGTTGGGCACATCCCCTCTTCCATAAACCAATCCATATAATCCACCACATATACCTCCCACTACACTATCACCTGGATGCAACATTGCATAAAATATTAATTTTTCCCATACACCATCTGAATACAACAAACAATCATACGCCATAATGAGAGCACAAAATCCACCCACACCCACTATATTATTATCTGAATCATCAGCTACAAACATATCATAATAATATTTGAATCTAATCAAAGGGTGACGAGTCGCACGGCTCTCTGCTCTCTTTCCATCCACAAATCTAGTAGTTAGATATTTGTTCCAATATTTGATATATTTCAAATAATCACCTATTTGCTGATTACTTTTAAAATTAATATATTTTTTAATCTTTTCTGATTCTAAAATATCAATTAAAAGTTTTATCCATTCATTAATCCCAACTTTTCGGATAGCCAATGAGACAAAAAATGCTACACTAAATCCTGCCAAATAACCAATCACTGAATTATTAGTCAGACGACTTGTTTGAATCGCACATTCTATCAAATTATCTAAATCTTCTATCTGATACAAAGCCATACCGATGCATATATTTCTAGCCACACAACTATTATTATTACTTTTTGTATCATATGGTAGTATTCGGGCATCAGATTTATCGGTAAATTTCTCAATATATGATTCAGTATTTGATTTAACTCGTCTCCAAATATTATTTTTCTCATCCTTTACAATACGATTATGTGTGGAAGCAAGATTATTTTTTATACAAAGTATAAATTTTTCATCTACTTTTTTTTTGTATGATAACATACCGATACCAATACTTTGTGCATACAATGTAGTTGCAGATACTACCCATTCATTCAAACTAATACTATTAACCCCACCCAGATGTATGAAATTATTCACACACTCGCTCACAGTAGATAAATCAAGAATTTTATTTTTTGATTCATTAACTATTATTTTCTCTATCCCATAACTGATTGTATCAGCCAATGCGTATACGTATAGGCAATCAATATATGTGTTATTCATTTATATTATATGCATATAATAATTCGTGTTTATCCGAGACTTAAAAATATATATAACTATATCAAATATGTGTGAGGAAGTATTTGATATAGATTCTATAGTAAGTAAACTTGCTGCTAAATCTAAAAAAAATAAACCTGATAAGCAATCAGATAATATTGAGATAGATGATGCTCAAAATGATTTATCATATGGGATGCCTGATTATTATAAAATAATGGGATGCACATCAAAGGATTCTGATGAAGAGATTAAAAAAAAATGCAAATACAAGTTAGCAAAATTTCATCCAGATAAAATGCTTCCAACTCTGAGTGGCTTACCACCTGCACAAAGACAGGTAGAGCAAAAATTATATGAATCTCAATATAAATTGGTTAGAGAAGCATATAAGATATTAAATGATAGTGAGGCAAGAAAATATTATGATTTGCAGAAAAAAACAATTGATTCAAAGAATTTTGCCAAACAAAAATTGTCATTTGATAATTTTATAAAGTTGCAAGAATCAGAAAAATCCAAAGGAGTTGGTGTGATAGATTATGCAAAAAGTGTAGCTGATATGGATAAAAAACATAATTTTGATAGAGAGAAATTTGAAAGAGAAAAAAAAATAAAATTTGGAAAAGATGATATTGCTAAGAAGATTTCAGATTTAGAACAAGAAAGAGAACAACAAGATATGGAATATCCTAAGAATAAATTTGAAAAAAAAGCATTTTCTGTTGGAGAATTTAACAAACAATGGGATATGTGTAATAAGAAACCAAAATCAGATAAAAAAAATAGTGGTTTGATATTATGGGATGGTATTGCGGCTGGTAATGACGAGGGAGCAAATTCTATGAATTATGTTGATATTAATTCTAATTATGAGAGTTTGTATGATGATGATAGGCATGGTAATCAATTATTTGCATCAACTGTTTCAACAGAGTCTGAATATTCAGATCAGAGTAGTGATGAGATAAATTTCAAACAAACTGATTATTACGAGTCTCACAATAAGGGTAAAAGTAAGGATGAAATTAATAAAAAGCTAAAAGAGATGATGGATGATAGAAATACATATGATAAAAGATGTGAGTTAGAAGGAATTGGAATGATGGGGTCAGTTACAGATAATCCATTAAATGTTTCAGCTCAGATGGGAAAAGTTATAGGGAATAATAAAATTGGTGGAACATTAGAATATAAGAAAAAATTAGACAAAGATTTGGTTAATGCTTATAAGAATTTGTTAAATGAATCTAACTAAATAATACTATCGACTAAATAAAATGAATTCATATTATCTGTAAATAGTGTGAGTGGTTGTGGATATGAAGGCATTATATTTTTAAGATAATTTTTATCAATATTTCTGATTATATCTATTTTGCTCATACTTTTATCGGATATTATAAATATTAAAGTAAATACTGTAATACATATTAACCATATTTTTAGATATTTGACTACCATACTTATAAATATAATCTAATATATTTTTTTTATAATAATAATATAATGTCAGCATATATAAATGAATCATATGATTGCAATTCAGATAATTTTAATCCAGATAAAATGGCAAGAGCGATAAATAAACAACATAAGGATGCTAATATGAAAGCAAACAGTGATAGAATGATGCAATTAACAGATATATCAAATGGTTCTAAATATTTATCTGGAAATTTAATGCCAGATAATCCGGCGTATGGATGGTTATCTCAACAAGGAGATTTTTCATCAGGATTACCAGAATTATTTTCACAACAACAGCAAATATGTGATGCTGATAGCACTTTTTCATCTCAGACTGATAATAGTTTCAAAAATTTGGGCAGTATGAGTGAAAATAGTTATGATTTGGCTAGTAATTTTTCTTTATTGCCTTCAAAAATTAAAAAACATTTGAAAAATAATAGCACTCATATTAGTTTGATGAAAAATAAAGATGACTCAACTATTATGAGTCATCTTAAAAAATGTGAACAATGTAAAGAAAAATTATTAAAAATAATAACATCAGATGGTCATATTTTTACTGATTTGGAGGATATACAAAAATATGATTCAAAAGAGTCATCTGGTTTTAAATTTCCAGAGTTAAAAGATTTACTAATAATATTATTAGTTGGTGTTATAATTATTGTGATACTTGATATATTTTTTAGAAGAAACTAGTATTTTTTACGTAATCTTGGATCATTTTCTATACCATCCCAACTAATAAATAAAGAAGTCGCAGATAACATGATGGTTTGAATACATTCTGCATTTAATTTTTTTTGTATTATTGAAACACAATCTGATGCAGAATATTCAGGACATTCTGGATATACCATCACTACCTCATACACAATATCTGTCAATCCAGCACTATTTGCTGCCATTATTGATTCGCAACATTTTTCATAAATAGTATTATAACAATTTTCTAATGCTTCTTTTCTTTTTCTAACTGTTTTTAATAGCACTTGTGAGTTAAAAACAAATTTTTTAGGGTCTTTTTTTTGAAATAATGTTTGTATATCTAGTTGCCCACTTTGATGTGGTTTAAATTCATCTTTGATATCAAATAATGATTCTATGTTTAAGTTATTCATACTATTGTGAAAGATTTTTTGTTATATCATACAGACATAATGTTTGATATAAAATAAAAATTATAATAATATGATAATATGATTAACCATATACTTGATGATAAAATAAATATATTGTTAGGAAAATCAGATAAGAAGAATAAAACAATATTAGTTTTGAGTGGTGGTGGTGTTAAAGGTATTGCTCATATGGGAGCATTAAAGTCTTTAGAAAAACGTAATATGTTGTGTGGTTTTAAAACTATAATTGGAACATCTGTAGGTAGTTTGATAGGACTTCTTCACTCTATAGGATATTCACCAGATGAAATGTATGATTTTATAGAATTACTTGATATATCTAAATTAAGGAATTTAGATGCTTCATCTCTGTTGGAAGATTTCGGATTGGATAATGGAAAAAAGTTAGAAGTAGTATTGGTAAAACTATTAGAAGCAAAATCAATAAAAGCCAATATAACATTTGGTGAATTATATGAAAAAACAAATATTAATTTAATTTTTACTACTGTTTGTCTAAATGATAAACAAATACATTATTTATCACATACTTATACACCTGACCTTGATATATTGACTGCATGTAGAATGACATCAAGTATTCCAATTTATTTTGTTCCAGTCAAATATAAAAATAAAATGTATATTGATGGAGCTTGTATGGAAAATTATCCAATTCAATTATTTGAAAATAGATTAGATGAATGTGTGGGTATATGTTTAATTGATGGAAATGAATATACAAGTGAGCTAAAAAATATAGAGGATTATTTATATTGTTTGATTGGGTGTTTTTTTGAAGGAATTGTGCAAAATTCGATTAATCGTTTTATCAAACAAACCATAGTTGTATCTGTTCCATCATTTGGAACAATGATGAATCTTAATCTTACTACCAATCAAAAAAAAGAATTATTCAATATAGGATTAGAATGCGGAAATAAATATACATAATATAATTGCGTACCCGATATATAAATTTATATCATTAACAAAATATATTAATGGCTGAATATTCGCACACAAAACCCAATCTAATTAGTGAGGCTGGGAAAAATTATAGTTATCAAACATCATCTACTAATATGATGGCTGAATTTATGGCTAATGGTGAAAAACTTGTTCCATCGGATGATAGAGTTTATTATGATAAAAATAATAATGTTGAAAATGAAGTTTTGGATGATGATATTGATAAATATAAAAAACCATCTCCATTATTTGCCGAACAATCGCAAGCAGAAGCTTCAAAAAAAAGTAATACATATTCGCGACAAACTAATTCATCATCAGATGATAAAAAATATTCGGCATCAGAAACAGTTCCTGATAAAAAACAATATGATACAGATGACCCATCTACATGGACATCTCAACAAACATTTTTAAATAAATTAGATATGTTGAGAAAACTAGGCGAACTTGCACAAAATGGTGTTAAACTTTCAAAAAATTATGGAATGAATGATGATTATAATACTATGAAGTTTGAGTATGAGTTGCATACTGGTATTAGAGCCAAACAGAATGCGGTTAGTTGGATGAGTGGAATGATGATTGGAATTGTTAAAGGTATGGAATTATTAAATGATAACATGAATCCATTTGATATGAAATTTGAGAATCAGTGGTCAAAAAAAGTAACATCAGATATTACAGATTATTATGATGTTTTGGGAGAAATATATGAAAAATATGCTGGGGGTAAAAAAATGGCTCCAGAGTTAAGATTATTTTTAATGCTTACTGGTGGAGCAGTATCAATTCAAATGTATAAAGGTATATCAAATTTGATGCCAAATATGTCAGACAAAATAGATACCGATACATCTATGATAAAGAATTTGCGACAAAAAAGTCAACAACCCAATATATTAAAAGAAAAGATTGAAAAGGAACACGTAGGAGCATCCAACTTAGCTGCTGAGCTACATATGTTGAATCAAAAAAAGAGTGAGTTTGATAATATAAATAATAGAGCAAATGATAGTGAGAGAATGAATAATTTTAACAATTCATTGATTCTAACTGACCAGAGACCAACAAAGCAATCTGTATCAGTTAATAAAACCAATCCTATAAATCAAACCAATCCTCAAACCAATCCTCAAACCAATCCTCAAAACAATCCATTCAATCAAGTCAATCAGGGAACTCAAATCTTACTACAAAATCAGAGACTATTGGCGATGCAACAAATGATGAATAGTATGAGACAATCAGCCAATACTGTTCAACCTGTTAGAGTACCTGATATAAAAGTTTCTACAAAATCTCCATCAAAGTCACTTGCAAAAAGTGAATCTATCGATACTATCTCTACCACTAGCACAAAATCTGTAATATCTATTAATCCAAAACTTACTAAAATAATGGCAGATAAAAAAAAATTATCTGAAAAAAGTTCATCTATTTCAACTGATTCAGAAAAATCATCAGAATTATCAGATGATTCAGACAATATATCAGCAGAAGCAATTTCTTTTGGAAAGAAAAGTGCAGTATCATCCGATGGAGCCAAGAGAGGACGACCTCGTAAAAATATGCAAATAAAAATTAGTTAAAAATTAGTTAAAAATTATGATGAATTGACTGTTATAGTTACAGGATGTATGTTAGATAATGTGATTGGTTTGACTTGTTGAGATTGAGAGGTTGGTTGAGAGACTGGTTGAGATTGAGAGACTGGTTGAGAGACTGGTTGAGAGACTGGTTGAGAGGTTGGTTGATATGGTTTATAGACTTGTTGAGAGGTTGGTTGATATGGTTGAGAGGTTGGTTGATATGGTTTAGATTGAGGGAGTGTTTGAGGTTGTGAGGATGGTTCTGATGATAATATTGGTTGAGGTTGAGATTGAGAGGCTTGTTGAGGTTGATATTGAAAAACTGGTTTGATATTTAATACTGATGTAGATGATTCTTGTTTATTATTTTTTTCACGATTATTTCTTGCTTTTCTTTTTGAACGTCCAGAATGTTTTTTATCTTTACTGCTAGACGATTTGTCAGACTTTTTACTTTTACTGCTAGAAGATTTGTCAGACTTTTTACTTTTACTGCTAGAAGATTTGTCAGATTTGTTACCTTTACTTCTTGAAGATTTTTCAGATTTGTTACCTTTACTTCTTGAAGATTTTTCAGATTTGTTACCTTTACTTCTTGAAGATTTTTCAGATTTGTTACCTTTACTTCTT